CTCCACCACAATCAACTGCGATATCATTTCAAATATCGTCACATTTTATATCTATTGATAACGGCAACTGATCCAATATGAAAAGGCATCTCTACATATCGCCTTGTTTTGTTGGGCTTGTAATAGATAAAGTGAAATAGATTAAATGATTGTAAAAACTTGATAGTATTTTTGGGCGTTGATGAGAAGTGACATATTTGCAACAGGGTGGCGCAAGTGCCACACCACCCCTGTACGTACGTATATACAGATAAATACACAGATCAGGAAATATCACTGTTAACCACACACAGCAACTAACCCTTAATATGTATCATTAATGCAACACATATAAAAATAATACAAAATAATGCTTGACACAGGTATCAAAACGTGGTATAATTATATATAACTAGAAAACATACACACTTAAAGTGATACACTAACAGTGTTAAATAATTAAACTTAAAAAAACACTGTAAATAAAACACTTAAACTGTACATTTTCTAAGATTTCACTTAACTGTATCACTTAAATGTACAAAATAAGTATAAATATCCGTAAATTATTAAAAAGTACTTGACAATGGCTCGAAAATCTGTAAAACTATATACAGACAATGTTCTTGAAGCTTTCTATGAAGCTATTTTAACGAACAATTTAGATAAACTACATATTCCCCATAGTGATGTATTCTACGTAAAGAAAGCCGTGGATGCCCACTACGGTAAATCTTTTTCTTTAGAGCATGTAGAATGGGCAATGAAAGCCGAAGGGTGGGATAAATAATGGCACAAACAAAAAGGAATTACTAAATGGCTTTAGTAAAAAAATTAGACTTGATATCACAAATACTAGCTACCCCACATGGAAAATCTATACCTGAGTTTGATAAAAGGTTATTAGCGAACTCATTAAAGTCTATGGACATAGCTTTTTTAGAAAAGGCGTTAGTTAAATTTAAAAAACGTAGTGTTGAAAAAACAAAAACTAATAAATCCTCTGGTGCTGTACTAAAATCGAGTCCACCACTTAAAAGACCCAATTCCTTATTTAAAGAATCTAAAACTATAATTAAAAAGCCAGAGACTAAAGTTAAAAAACCAAAGCCTAAAGATAAAGAACCTAGAACCATAGCACAGGCTAAGAAAATGGGTAAGGACTATTTTATAGATAAGAATAATAATAAGAAAGCTGCAGTAACAGCGGAAGAATTAAAGAAGTCGGGTTTATCTCTACGTGACTACCTAAATAAAAAACGTGGACTAAAAAGAAAAACAAAGAAATAGGAGATAGATAGATGGGTAAGGGTGCTACTGGACAAAAACCTACACTTGTAGGTAAAATAGTTAGAAAGACTGTAGGCAAAGTTATTGACACAGGTAGAATTGGTGTTCGTGGTAAAAGCACTATGACTAAAGATGCCAAGAAAAGAAGCAAAGAACGTAAATACTTTAATAAACTATCCCCAAAAGAACAACAACAATTTTTAAGACTAGGCTACGATGGATACAGGGCGAGTTTAAAAGTCTAAATGGCAAATGTAATAAGCACGGCAGGATACCGCAATGTAAAGCTAGACCTGACAACCGCTACAGCCACAAAGCTGTACTCCGTACCCACAAACTACGTGACGGTTGTTGAGTCTCTTATGGTAGCGGAAGACAGTGGCAATGCCGACACCATAACCGTAACAATTACAAATGGCAGTTCCGTGTTTACACTTTTCCATGTAAAGGCTGTGAGTGCAAGCACCACAGTTGAGCTTATATCAAAGGACCTTATACTCACAGCAGGTGATATAGTCCACGTAACGGCAGCCACAGCCAACAGACTGCATGTTATTATGTCCTTGGTACAGATACCACTAGCATAACGGAATAAAACAAGCAATGCCTAATTGGGAATACCAAAAATATCATTCATCACCACGTATGAAAAAAGAGCGTGTGATACGTAATCGTAACAGACGCAGAGCAGAGCGTGGCGGAGTTGTCAGCAAGGGTGACGGTAAGCATATAGATCACAGAGATGGCAATGTGTGGAATAACAGTTCAGGTAACTTGAGGGTTACATCTGGCTCTTACAATAGGAGAAAACAGTGATTACACCCGAAGGTTTATCAGCGTGGAGAATCATACCACGACTGCTTATATTAAGTTATATGATTGTATTTTACCAGACATGTAATTGGTTTATGGACTTAGCAGACCCTAACAACGCACAGGCAGGGTTTGTATCTGTCGTGGTAGGTGCAGGTGCTGCATGGTTTGGACTGTACGTAAATGGTAATAGAGCCTCTGTACAGGTATCGGCTAAATCGGAAACTAGAGAGAATATCTAATGGACGTTAAAGTTTCCATAGGACTAGCAGCTACTTTAGTTATGCAGATTTCCGCAGCGGTATGGTATGTGGCACAGACAGATGCCACAATTAAATCCCTAGATACTAAAGTGGCAGAACTAAGCAGCACAATGGCTATAGAGGACTCCGTAAATCTAAAGAGAGATGTTGTATCTAATTCTACTAACATACATAGTATCGATTCAGACGTAGAGTCTTTAAGTAATCACTTAGCTAGAGGCATAGGTGACAGCAATGACATACTAAGACGATTGAGTATTTTAGAAACACAAATTATATTTATGCAAAAACAAATGGACAAAGATTTATAGTGGCTAAAATGTTACAGTATTTAAAAAAAGTAATATTGGACTATTTATCTAACGATAAAAATAAAGTAAACTATTTAGCAGGAAAGGTAAAAATTAATAATTATGTAACCCCCGACAATTAGTAAGTGAAATATACAAAGGAGAATAATAATAATGAAAGTAGTATGTATATTATATGACGATCCTAAAGACGGTATGCCAGAATCTTATCCGCTAGAGGCGTTACCAAAATTAGATAAGTATCCAGATGGAATGACACTACCCAATCCTAAAAGTGTAGATTTTAAGGCAGGTGAATTACTAGGTTGTGTTTCGGGGGAATTAGGTTTAAGAGGGTTTTTAGAGGACGCAGGACATACGTTAGTTGTAACGTCAGACAAAGACGGTGAAGGTTGTTTAGCAGATATAGAATTAATGGACGCAGACATAGTTATATCTCAACCCTTCTTTCCGTACTATCTAACTCGTGAGAAAATAGAGAGTGCTCCTAACTTAAAAATGGCTATCACGGCAGGTATAGGTTCAGACCACGTAGACCTGCAAGCAGCGATGGACCATAACATTGACGTAGTTGAAGTGACGTATTGTAATAGTAGAAGTGTTGCAGAACATATCGTAATGATGATACTGGCGTTAGTGAGAGACTACCACACGCAACATAGTATAGTTAATGCAGGTGGATGGCACATAGCCGATGCAGTTAAACGCTCTTATGACGTAGAGGGTATGCACGTAGGTACAATAGCTGCAGGACGTATAGGCTACGATGTACTCAGGAAGATGTCTCCCTTTGATGTACACCTACACTACTTTGATAAATATAGACTACCCGAAGAAAAGGAAAAAGAATTAAATTTAATCTACCATGATTCTGTTGAGGACTTAGTTGCAGTATGTGACGTAATTAATATAAGTTGCCCTTTGCATCCAGAGACAGAACACATGTTTAATGATGACCTAATTAGTAAATGTAAAAAGGGTGCGTACATCATTAATACAGCCAGAGGTAAGATTTGTGACAAAGACGCTATTGTACGAGCATTGATGTCTGGTCAACTAAGTGGTTACGCAGGAGATGTATGGTTTCCTCAACCTGCACCTAACGACCATGTGTGGAGAACAATGCCTCATCACGGTATGACACCACATACATCAGGCACTACTCTGTCAGCACAAACAAGATACGCTGCAGGAGTAAGAGAAATACTTGAATGTTTCTTTGATGGCACAGAGATACGAGAGCCTTACTTAATTGTTAAAGATGGAGAGCTTGCAGGAATGGGAGCACATTCCTATACAAAGGGAACGGCAACAGGTGGATCAGAAGAAGCAGCTAAGTTTAAAGCTACTTAAAAGGAGAAAATATGTTGGAACGAATTAAGACTTTCTTTAAGGAACGTGGTGAAGGAACTGCGTGGGATTTAGATTACGGTAAGTTAATTATTATTGCTTTGTGTGTCTATATAGCTATTAATATTTAAAATGGCAGATTTTACAGACTCTAAAACTTTAACAGGCTTAAAAAGAATAGGTAAACAGATTGCAGGTTTACCTGACGGTTCTCCTCTAAGAGCACCCTTACTAAGAATTGTAGGTAATCATTTAGACGGTGGCTACGATTATTGGTTTACCAAAAGTGGAAATTGGAGAACCTTTAACAAGGGTGGTGTTGTCAAGGGTAACAAAAAGAAATGAGCATCCTAACTAGCCTCATTGGACCAGTTACAGGTATCCTAGACAAGGTAATACCTGACAAGGACATGAAGGCTAAGTTAGCTCACGAACTAGCGACTATGGCTGACACACACGCACAGCAAGCACTGCTTGCACAGCTAGAGATAAACAAAGCGGAAGCAGCCTCTGGAAGCGTGTTTAAAGGGGGTTGGAGACCCTTTGTGGGGTGGGTGTGTGGTATAGCCTTACTGTATCACTTTATCCTGTCACCGCTTATATTATTCGGAGTAACCCTAACTGGTGTAGATATACCGCCTATACCTGAATTTGATATGGGAAGTTTAATGACGGTATTAATGGGTATGTTGGGTCTTGGTGGCTTACGTACATATGAAAAGCAAAAGGGTATAACAAAGTAAAGGAGATTATTATGCCACAAGGAAAAGGAACATACGGCTCTAAAATGGGAAGACCACCTAAAAAGAAAATGGCACTTGGCGGTGTTACAGGTATGTCGGGTGGCATGGACGAAAACAAAAGGAACAGTGCAACTGGTATGACCACAATGAATAAAGGCGGTAAGGTATCGGGCAAAAAAGCACGAATGGGTCATTCCGACATGCGTGTAAGTGGCATGATGTACGGTGGAATGGTTAAAAAGAAAAAGGGATAATAACATGGCTGCCATAAAAAAGAAACCAACCAAAGCCCACAAAAGTAAAAAGGTAGTCAAGGCTCATCAGGGTATGGCTCACGTGCCTAGACAACCTACAGGTAGACCTACCAAAGCTCCAGATTTAAGTAATGCTACAACAAGAAAAAATTATACAGACACATTAACAAAGAATCTAGTTGCTAATAATCCTTTTAATAAACCTACACGTAGACCTTTAACAAAAGCTGAAAAAGATCAAGGTATGCGTTATGCTAATCCAACTGGTACTTTAGTTAGTATGCCTGACTCCAAACCTACACGTAGACCAACAACAATTGATACTGTTGGAAAACCTATGGACGAAAGAGCCAGAAGAAGACGAGACAATGCACTTAAAAGTGAATTAGATGAGGCAGTGAGGCAAGCTAACAAACGACCCAGACGACCTAGACAACCTACTGTACAACCTATTCGACAGCCTACACCTCTAGGACAACCTATGAGACTACCTAAAGATTTTGTGAGACTACCTAAAGATTTTGGAGGAAGAAAACCTAGACAGCCTAGTATGGACTTAGGTCCACTGCGAAATAATTTTAATCCTTTAGAATCTACAGCTTTAACAGATAGGTTTACTAAACCTATTGATAGAGGTCCAATGCCTAATGCTCGTACTCAAAGACGCAACAAAGGTGGTGACGTTAAAAAGTATGCAACAGGTGGCTTAAACAAAGGTATGACTAAATCACGTACTAAGTACGGTACGGTAGACAATAAGAAAAAATAATGGCAGACTGTCCTGTATGCAAAGCACCTATAGAGGTATTTAAGGTATACTCACATGCTAAGAAAAAGTTTACAGAGATGAATGGTGTGTGTATACCATGTAAAGAAAAGGCAGATAAAGAACGACTACAAAACAAAAAGGATAGATAATGGGATTCACTCTTTCACAACGAAGCTTAGACAGACTTAACGGTGTCAATGAAGACATGGTACGAGTTGTTAAAAAAGCTATAGATTTAACAAAGATAGACTTTGGCGTTATCTGTGGTATGCGTACCATAGAGGAGCAGAAAGCTCTGGTAGCCAAGGGAGCTTCACAGACCATGAAATCAAAGCACCTAGAAGGACTAGCTGTAGATTTAATGGCTTATGTTAGTGGGAGGGCTTCATGGGAGTTGAACCTATATGACGATATAGCGGATGCCATGATGGAAGCTGCAAAGCTTGAGGACGTAGGTATACGTTGGGGAGCAGCTTGGCATATAGATGACCTTAGAAAGTGTGACATGACAATGGAACAGGCTATGAATAACTACATAGATTTACGAAGAAGTCAAGGCAGAAGACCATTTATAGATGGACCTCACTTTGAATTAAACAGGTCTTCTTAATATGTGGATGGCGGTAGTTATGGTATGTGCTAATATGTACGCTAATACCTGTACAGTTGTAACTACTGTAGGTACATACTTTGATACACAGGAACAATGCTTTGAAGTGTCTATGCAAAAAGCTAATGCAGCAGTGAGTACACCACAAATATTCTATGCACTTCCTATGTGTCAAGAAATAGTATTAGGTCAGGAAATATAATGACGAGAGAACTAACAGAAAAACAACAGATATTTTTACAGGTGCTTTTTGAGGAAGCTAACGGTGATGCAGGTAAAGCAAAACAGTTAGCAGGTTATTCTAAGGGTACAGCTATCAATGACATTGTAACGGCACTCAAGGACGAGATTATGAACGCCACACAGACCTATATGGCACGTAATGCACCCAAGGCTGCTGTAGCACTCGCAGGTGGACTGTATGACCCCACAGAGCTTGGTATAAGAGATAAAATGTCTGCAGCTAAAGAGCTACTTGATAGAACAGGTTTAATTAAGACGGAAAAGATACAGGTAGAGTCTTCAGGTGGAGTGATGCTTATGCCACCTAAGAAGCAAGAAGACGATGACAATTAAAAGTTTAGGCAAGTGGGAGTTACCACAACCTTTAGATATTAAAGAAGACATAGAATGGTTAGTTATACCCAAAATAGCACGTACCATTCCGTTTGGATATAAACTAGATATTAATGACCCTGACGTACTATTGCCTATTCCAGATGAATTAGACAAACTTGAAATGGCAAGAAATTATCTAAAGCAGTATTCATATAGAGAGGTAGCAAATTGGCTTACAACGCAAACAGGACGGTACATATCTCATGTAGGTTTAAGAAAAAGGGTAGCGAATGAGCGACACCGTAAGGACCAAGCTAGAAGCATCCGCAAGTGGGCAGAATATGCGGAAAAGGCAATCTCCAAGGCGAAAGAAATTGAAACCCAAAGAACAGGCGCAAAAGAAAACATTACAGCAACCAATTAAAATAGATGCACAACCTATAGAGGAAACACGTAATGTTATATTTTCTCCTAACAAAGGACCACAAACAGATTTCTTAGCCGCAAGTGAACGAGAGGTTCTATATGGTGGTAGTGCAGGTGGTGGAAAATCTTATGCAATGCTTGCAGACCCACTTAGATATATGGGTCATCCTAATTTTAGCGGTTTGCTTTTACGCCATACTACGGAAGAGTTACGTGAACTTATATTCAAGTCTCAAGAACTCTACCCAAAAATATGGAAGGGAATAAAGTGGTCAGAAAGAAAGATGCAATGGTTAGCTCCCTCTGGTGCAAGATTGTGGCTATCCTATCTCGACAGAGATGATGACGTACTTAGATACCAAGGACTTGCTTTTAGTTGGATAGGCTTTGACGAACTTACGCAGTGGGCTACACCTTTTGCTTGGAACTACATGAGGTCAAGACTTAGGAGTACATCAGCCGATCTTCCAGTATATATGAGAGCTACAACTAACCCTGGGGGTAGAGGACACGGTTGGGTTAAAAAAATGTTTATAGACCCTGCTGCACCCAATAAAGCATTTGAAGCAACGGATATTGAAACAGGTGAAACACTACGGTATCCTCAAGGGCATAGTAAGGCAGGTAAGGCACTATTTAAACGTAAGTTTATACCTGCTCGTCTTATGGACAACCCTTACTTGGCAGAGCAAGGAGATTATGAAGCAATGCTTCTCTCACTGCCAGAACAACAAAGAAGACAACTCCTTGACGGTGATTGGGATATTAAAGAGGGAGCAGCGTTTACAGAGTTTAATCGTGACGTACATGTTATTGACCCATTTAATATACCTAATAATTGGGTTAAATTTAGAGCATGTGACTATGGATACGGTAGTAAGTCTGCAGTTGTTTGGTTCGCTGTTAATCCTAATGAGCAACTTATTGTATACAGAGAACTGTATGTATCAAAGGTATTGGCAACGGACTTAGCCGATATGGTAATGGAAGCGGAATCAGAAGATGGAACAATTAGGTATGGTGTCTTGGATAGTAGCCTTTGGCATAAACGTGGGGATACTGGTCCTTCTCTTGCGGAACAGATGATAAAAAGGGGTTGCCGTTGGAGACCATCAGATAGAAGTAAAGGCAGTAGAATAGCAGGAAAAAATGAAATACATAGAAGATTACAAGTCGATGATTTCACCGAAGAACCACGTTTGGTATTTTTCAATAATTGTACAAATACTATTTCTCAACTACCTTCTATTCCATTAGACAAAAAGAACCCTGAAGATATTGATACTTTATCAGAAGACCACTTGTATGACGCTTTAAGATATGGTATAATGTCAAGACCACGATTTAGTATATTTGATTACGACCCTAATGCTTCCCGACCTAACGGTATGGCGATAGCAGACTCAACATTTGGATATTAATATGGTAGAAGAAATTATGATTGAAGATGACGCAATCTCACTAGGGGATGCGGAAGAAAGTAATCAGACTGATTATGACATTGCAGGTATAATACCTTTTGTACTTGGCAAATATAAAAAATCAGATGACTTTAGAGAGTACGATGAACAACGGTGGTTAAAATCATATAAAAACTACAGAGGACTATACGGTTCAGATGTACAGTTTACAGAAGCAGAAAAGTCAAGAGTATTTATTAAGACAACTAAAACTAAAACACTGGCAGCTTACGGTCAAATAGTTGACGTATTGTTTGCAGGTAACAAGTTTCCTTTAACGGTAGAGCCTACTGAATTACCTGAAGGTGTAGTTGAGAATGTAAACTTTGATCCACAAAAACCAGAACAGATAAAACAAGAACCCGATGAAAGTCCTTATGGATTTGCAGGTGACGGTAAGGATTTACCTGCAGGTGCTACCGAAAAAAGTTTAATGGACAGTCTTGGACCTCTATCGGAAAAATTAAAAGACATAGATGGACTAGAGCAGGGTGTAGGTAAAACACCTTCAGCTATTACGTTTAGTCCTGCTATGATTGCTGCAAAGAAAATGCAAAAGAAAATACATGACCAACTGCAAGAGTCAGGTGCTAACAAACATCTACGTAACTCTGCATTTGAAATGTCATTGTTTGGTACTGGCATAATGAAAGGTCCATTTGCTGTAGATAAAGAATATCCTCATTGGAGTGACGAGGGTGAGTATGACCCTGCATTTAAAACAATACCGCAGTTATCTCATGTATCCGTGTGGAACTTTTATCCTGATCCAGATGCAAATAACATGGACGAAGCAACCTATGCAATAGAACGACATAAAATGTCTAGGTCACAGTTACGTGCATTAAAGAAACGTCCATACTTTAGAGCACAGGTTATAGACGATTGCATTGAAATGGGTGAGAATTATGAAAAACAATATTGGGAAGATGACCTGTCGGATTATTCTGCTTCACATGGTGTAGATAGATTTGAAGTCCTTGAATATTGGGGTATGGTAGATATTGAATTGCTACAAAAAGAAGGTGTTGATATACCGTCTGAACTGGAAGCATTTGATGAACTACAGGCTAATGTTTGGATTTGTAACAATAAACTATTGCGCATGGTACTTAATCCTTTTAAGCCCATGAAGATACCCTATATGGCTGCTCCATATGAACTTAACCCATACTCTTTCTTTGGTGTGGGTCTTGCAGAGAACATGGACGATA